ATTCCAGAAGGATCTAGTTTTATAGATGCAACTCAATTAGAGTTAGGTTTATTTCCAAGCAAACCGCAAAGAGAAATGAATAAAACAATAATGTCTGCTATATTTGGAAAGAAAAAAGATAGAAGAAAAAAACAAGACTTATTAAAAGCTAATACTAGCAAAAGAAGGCTTAGAGCTGCTATGAGATCATTAGATAAAATAGAGAGAGGATAAGCATCCCCTCTCTATTAGCGTATAATTAACCTAACTTATGAAGTAGCCTTTCAACTAATCTAGTAAGTTTATCAATCTTCCAACCTAGCTTATTGTTAAACTTATCTTTATTATCTTCTTTTTTAGGTCTATGGTACAACTGAACTGCCATTATTTATCCTCCACCATACAATTTCCCCAATGCATATCTAGCCAATCGGAAAATCTCATTATTATTAAGGGCTCTCCTCTATCTTCTTTACATACAACTGCATCCACATGCTCAGTAGGTATAAGATAAGAAGCTATACTTTTTCTGCATTTAGCTTGTATTTTCATTTTAGGATTCTTTCCTAAAGTTAAATCTACTTCTTCGTGCATACCTAAAGCTTGACCATTAGATCCCCAAGCTCTTTGAGATTCAAAGCCATGATCTTTAGCTATTTTAACTATTTCTCTTTCAAATCTATTTCCCTTTGCTTTGCTTTTGCTCGGCATCTTTAGCCTCCTTTATTTTCTTTGTAATAAAATCATTAAGCTTTTTATCTTCACCTTTCATTTCTAAATAAGCAGCAAATGATGTATCTAGACCTTGTATAAATCTAGACATTTGAGACATTTCAACAAGCATATTGTTTATTACTGTTTTAAATTCATTTTTAGTTGGCTTTTTTTGCTTCATAAACCCATCCTATCTTTTAATCTAAGTATTATAGCAGCATGTTCAGCTAATGTAACTTCTATGCCTTCCATCTTACTT